CGATGCAGACCGACGCCATGTGGCTCGACGACTGGACGCTCGTCGGGTCCCGCCACATCGACGGCCACTGGCGCATCGTCCTCCTCGGCCTCGACGGCTCGACCGCTGTCGTGCCGAACACGCAGGACTGCACCGCGGTGCACGTCTCGACCTGACGTTCAACCCTCAACCCTCAACCTCAACAGGAGACACAACCATGCCCACCGAAGCCACCCGCGCCTGGATCTACCGCATCCTCGTCGCCGCCATCCCCGTCCTCATCGCCTACGGCGTCCTCGACGAAGCCACCGCCGCCGTGTGGGTCGGCCTCGCCGCCGCCGTCCTCGGCGTCGGCCTCGCGGCCGTGAACACGACGACCAAGCCGTGACCGGCTAGACGACCATCGCGGCGATCTTCATGTCGCGAACCTAGAACTCGGAGCCCCGCCGCCCTTCACGGGTGGCGGGGCTTCTTCGCGTCCCAGGGTCAGGTGCAGCTACGGGCAGGCTGCGCGGGCATCACCCGATCAGCGCAAGATGCGTTCGGTTCACTCGATTGATACTTGACACAGAGTGTGCGGTCCGCACAGACTGTGCAACCAATGAAGCACCCACCGACTCTTGTAGCGGCCGATGCCGTGGCTGGCGGAACCATCGGAAGGCGGATAGCGGAGCTAGGAGCAAGCCGCTGCACTTACCAGCACATCGCTGCGACGCTCGCCGCTGAATTCGGCATCGACGTGTCCCGGGACATGATTCGCAGGTGGCTCGCTGCTGAGCGTGCTGAGGCGGCGTCGTGACCGTCGTCGAGGTCATCGTCTGCATCGTCTGCGCCGTCATCTTCGTGGCGATCGCCCTGTGGGCTCGCAACAAGGACCGGCACCCGCCGCCCTGACCCCCTTCCCTCCCCCGGAGGGCTCGTCGGATCCCCGCTCCCCGTGTGCCCCTCTGCCCGGGTCGAGCGGGGGTCCGACCGGCCGCCCCGGACCCGCATCGAAGGCCACTCCCAGCCCTTCGATCCCACCTCCACCGGGTGGGTGACGGGGCGGCCGAACCCCGTACAGCCAAGCGCCCACCGCATCCCCGGCAGAGGACCAGCGGTGGGCACCGACAAGGAGGAATCGTACATGCACCACTTCACCGCCATCGACGCACTGCCCGTAGTGCGGCCGCAGTCCCGTACACCGGAACCCGGAGCCGAGTTCTCCGTGTTCGCCTCCGAAGGCGAGTATTCGCCCCACGTGCTGCAGGTGACCGGGACCGCCGCCGAGCTGCTGGCGTTCGCCGAAGGCATCCGTGACGCCGTCCGCCTGGTCGAGATGCGTCAGCTCGGCGAGTCGATGGACCCGATCCCCGGGACGGTCAACGACAAGACGGTGACGGCATGAGCAAGCGCCCCACCGCCAAGCAGCTCGACCGCATGGAGACCGGCTTCAAGTTCGTCGGCCTCGACCTCTGCACCCACCACCCCCAAGCGGGCAGGTACCGGTACCACCTCGACGCCTGGAACGAGGCACCCGGCCCGATCCTCGACCACAAGGGCGAATGCCCGACCGCACCCGGCGACGGACTCTGCGTGGCGCTCACCGTGCCGGCCGCCCAGTCCGGCGGGCGACGCCTCGGCAACAGCGTCATGCTGCTTGTCGGCTACCTGCCCGACGACGTCGTCGGCACCGATGGCTCCAAGGTCCGGGTCCGACGCCTGTACGTCCACCCGGATCCGATCGACCCGGTGCAGCTCGTCCTGTGGGCGATCGCAGCGGATGACCTCAGGGGCGCCAACCTCAGGGGCGCCAACCTCAGGGGCGCCAACCTCGGGGGCGCCGACCTCGGGGGCGCCGACCTCAGGGGCGCCGACCTCAGGGGCGCCGACCTCAGGGGCGCCGACCTCAGGGGCGCCGACCTCAGGGGCGCCTACCTCGGGGGCGCCGACCTCAGGGGCGCCTACCTCGGGGGCGCCGACCTCAGGGGCGCCCACCTCAGGGGCGCCGACCTCGGGGGCGCCGACCTCAGGGGCGCCTACCTCGGGGGCGCCGACCTCTGGGGCGCCTACCTCGGGGGCGCCGACCTCGGGGACGCCAACCTCAGGGGCGCCTACCTCAGGGGCGCCACCGGCAACGAGTGGACAAGGCTCCCGGCCGGGTACCGGGTCAACGACTCAGGGCTGATCGTTCGGGATGGCGTGTCGTGACCGCCGTCGACAAGGCGCTTATCGTCCTCGGCTTCCTCGCCGTCTCTGTCGCCGTGGCGGTGCTGGTCGGCGCTGCGATGCGCGGGACGGACCGGCCGCAACCGGAGCGCCAGAACGAAGAGGTGACGTCGTGAGCGCCGTCCTCTCTCGTCTCGCCCAGGTCGCCATGCTCGCCCCGATCGCCGTGTTCCTGACCGTGTGGACGGTGCAGGCGTTGCGGCCGGTGCTGTCCCGGCGCCGCCTGCGGACCCGCACCCATGAGCTCGCCCAGTTGCGGCCGCTGCCGATCCGGAGCCGGCGATGAGTCGGTACCGCCAATTCCTCGAGGCGAAGGCGCCGGTGCCTGCCGAGCAGGGGACACCGATCGAAGCCGGCGACATTCACCCGATGCTGTTCCCGCACCAGCGGGCCATCGTCGAGTGGGCCGTGCGAGGCGGACGCCGAGCGATCTTCGCCGCCTTCGGCCTCGGCAAGTCGGTCATGCAGCTCGAAACGCTGCGTCTCGTCACCCCGACAGATGCCCGAGCCCTGGTCATATGCCCGCTCGGAGTCCGCGCTGAGTTCGTTCACGACGCCGAGCTGCTCGGCATCGACATCACGTTCGTCCGGCGCACCGACGAGATCGACGGGCCCGGCATCTACATCACCAACTACGAATCCGTGCGCGACGGCAAGCTCGACGTCAGCTTGTTCACCGCCGTCTCGCTCGACGAAGCGAGCGTGCTCCGTTCGTTCGGCTCCAAGACCTACATCTCGTTCCTGCAGCTGTTCGAGCACACGCAATACCGGTTTGTGGCGACGGCGACGCCGTCACCGAACCGGTACAAGGAACTGATCCATTACGCCGGTTTCCTCGGCGTGATGGACACCGGTCAGGCGCTGACCCGTTTCTTTCAGCGGGACAGCACCAAGGCGAACAACCTGACGCTGTACCCGCACAAGGAAGCAGAGTTCTGGCTCTGGTTGTCGAGCTGGGCAGTGTTCCTGCAGTCGCCTGCCGACCTCGGCTACCCCAACGACGGCTACCAGCTGCCCGACCTGTCGATCGAGTTCCATCAGGTCACCACCGACCCGTCACGGATCCTGAAAGAAGACCGCGACGGCCAGGGCCGCATGGCCGTCGTCGAGTCGCTCGGCGTCGAGTCCGCAGCGGCGGAGAAGCGCGACACGATCGACCTTCGGGTGGCAGAGATGATGCGTCTCGTCGCCGAGCACCCCGGGGAGCAGGTCGTCCTCTGGTGCGACCTGAACGACGAGCAGCGGGCGATCGAGAAGGCGCTCACCGCTGCTGACATCACTTGGTCGTCAGTGCATGGGTCCCTCTCCATCGATGAGTCCGAGCGACGCATCGCCGCATGGAAGGCGGGCGAAACGACGGCGCTCATCGGCAAGCCGGTGCAGCTCGGGCAGGGCCTGAACTTGCAGCAGTGCAACCGGGCGATCTTCGTCGGGCTCACCTTCAAGTTCAACGACGTCATACAGGCGACGCATCGCATCTATCGGTTCGGTCAGACCCGACCGTGTTCTGTGCACATCGTGCACACCGACACCGAACAGTCGGTCGTCGAGATCATCAACGAGAAGTGGGAGAGGCACCGAGAGATGACCGGCATTATGTCGAACTTGATCCGTGAACATGGACTGAACAACGTCGGCGTGAACGAGCAGCTCATTCGCTCGATCGGCGTCGAGCGTGTCGAAGTGCGGGGTGAGAACTGGCAAGTGGCGAACAACGATTGCGTGATCGAGACGACGTCGATGGACACCGACTCCGTCGACCTGATCGTGACGTCGATCCCGTTCAGCAATCACTACGAGTACACGCCGTCGTACAACGACTTCGGCCACACCGACAGCAACGATCACTTCTGGGCACAGATGGACTTCCTCACTCCGCAGCTGCTCCGTGTGCTGCGACCAGGCCGCATCTACTGCTGCCATGTGAAAGACCGGATTCTGTTCGGCAACGTCACCGGCGCCGGCTCGTCGACTGTCTCACCGTTCCACGCCGAAGCGCTCATGCATGGCCGCCGCCACGGCTTCGACTACATGGGGATGATCACCGTCACCACCGACGTCGTGAGGGAGAACAACCAGAGCTACCGGCTCGGCTGGTCCGAGATGTGCAAGGACGGCACCAAGATGGGCGTCGGTTCCCCGGAGTACATCCTCCTGTTCCGCAAGCCCCAGACCGACCGCTCGAAGGGCTACGCAGATGTCCCGGTCACTCACGACAAGGACGTCTACTCCCGGGCCCGTTGGCAGGTCGACGCCCACGGCTACTGGCGCTCATCCGGCGACCGGCACCTGACCCCCGAAGAGTGGGTTGCGCTCGACACCGAGCAGCAGATGACGCTGTGGGCGAACGTCTGTCAGACCGATGTCTACGACTGGCGGAGCCATGTGGCGATCGGTGAAGCGATCGACGAGCTCGGACCGTTGCAGTTGCCGGCGACGTTCATGTTGTTGGAGCCGAAGAGTTGGCATCCCGACGTGTGGACCGACGTCAACCGCATGGTGACGCTCAACACGGAGCAGTCACGGAAGCGGCAAGCGATGCACGTCTGCCCGCTGCAGTTCGACATCGTCGACCGGCTGATCGAGCGGTACTCCAACCCGGGAGAGCTGGTGTTCGACCCGTTCGGAGGTCTGTTCACGGTGCCCTATCGGTCGATTCTGATGGGTCGTCGCGGTCGTGCCGCTGAGTTGAACTCCGGCTACTTCCTCGACGGGGTGAAGTACCTGCAGGCCGCCGAGCGCCAGGTGGACATGCCGACGCTGTTCGACCTGATCGACGACGAGGCCGCATCATGACCCGCACCATCATCTACGTCGCGGGCCCGTACACCGCCGGCGACCCAGCGGTGAACGTCCACCGCGCGGTGCGCTTCGCCGGGTGGCTCATGGATGAGCACCTGGCGTGGCCGCTCGTGCCGCACCTCACCCACCTGTGGCACCTGATCGAACCACGGCCGTACGCGGATTGGATCGCGCTCGACTTCGCCCTGCTCGAACGCTGCGACGGCCTGATCCGCCTGCCGGGCGTGTCGACCGGCGCGGACGGCGAAACCGACTGGTGCGACGAGAACGATGTGCCGTGGATGGCGCTGGCCCACAGTTGGGGTTCGCCGACGTCGCGGACCGCGATCACCGAGTGGATCGCAGAGCGCTGGCCGACGGAGGCACCCTGATGGCGTCCCGTGGCCGTGGCGCCGCTGCACGCGGAGCGAACTTCGAGCGCAGCGTCGTGCACTTCTTCATCGACTGGTTCGGCCTCAAAGCTGAACGCATCCGCCCCGACCGGTACGTCGCCGGTGACCGCACCCGACCTGCACTGGTTGTGCGAGTCCGGCTGGCACTGGGGACCCCGACACGTCCGCTTGTTCGACACCGCTGCGGACGGCCTCGCCGCAGCGTTCGCCACCGACCAGATCGGAGCACCAGCGTGACCCGCACCATCACCATCCTCGCCGCCCTGACGGCACTCACCGTCACCGCCTGCACCCCCGCTCAACAGGAGGCGTGGAAGGCGATGAGTCCCCAGGAACGGGAGAACTACGTCGCCCACATCGAAGGCCGACCGCCGTACGAGACGGCGGACATGGGGGAGAGCGTCGACTGTTACCAGGCGCTCGACCGGCACTGGCCGGCGTCGTCCCGGCAGTGGGCGCGGGGGATCATCTGGCGCGAGTCGCGGAACACGCCGACCGCTGCGAACCCGTCATCGACGGCCCGTGGTTGCGGCCAGCTGCTCCTGAGCCTCCACGGGTGGCGCTTCACCGCCGTCGGCTGCTCGCCCAACGAGTGGGCGGACCCGGACTGCAACGTGCGGGCGATGCTGCACCTCTACAACGAGGCCGGCACGTCGCCGTGGTCGCTGTGAGGTGGGGTACAGGCCGCTGGGAGTTCAGTGTTGAGCAGGACTACATCGACGTCACCTGCGGCATTGAGACGTTGAATCCCAACTGGACCTTCACTGACGAGAACGGCCATGACCACTACTACGACAGCGGCGGATACCCGACGCTCGACTACATCGTTGACGCCCAGCACTGGTGTGACGGTTACGAGGGTGCGTTCAACCACGACCCCCACATGGCGGTCGACGAGTCCCACTACGAGTGCCTGATCTGCGGCGTTCACGTCAAGCCGGGGACGTATCCGCCGTACTACCCGCAATCCATCCCGGGCGAGCGAACACTCACAATGACCGGCTGGTTCCAAGGGTGGCAGGTCACCGTCGTGCCTCGGTGTGACGAAGCCGAGACGCTGTTGGACCGGCTCCGGATGACGACGGACGGTCCCATACGGGACCGGATCATTGACCAGTTCGTGGAGCAGAACCCAGAGCGGATCACGCAGCGGAGCTTCACCTCGTGACCAACTCCTCCAAGAGCAAGGGCGACGCGGCCGAGCGCGAGTGCGCCCAGCTGATCGCGGAGCTGACCGGTCACCCGGCCCGCCGCAAGCTCGGCGCCGGCCGAGCCGACGACACCGGCGACATCGACGGCGTGCCCGGAACCGTGGTGCAGGTTGCGAACTGGGCCGACACGGCTCGCGCTGTCCGCGAGAAGCCGAACGGCGCCGAGGCGCAACGGGTCAACGCCGGGGCCACCTTCGCATGCACCTGGGTGCGGTTCCGCGGCGGCACCTGGCGCGTCGTGCTCACCCCTGAGCAGTGGGCCACCTACCACCGGGAGACGCTGTGAGCGAGCCTGACCTCGAGTTGCCGCCGATCGTTGACCTTGTCGAGCACGGAGAGCGCGGCCGCGACATTGACCCCGAGCACCCAGAAGCGTGCCTCTGCGGTCGCTACAGCCTCTACTACCTATGCCCCGGGCCAGGCATCGAGTCGCTGGTGATCTACCCGGTGGCCACCCCATGACCGTCTCCCCGTTCGACGAGAGCGTCATCGCGGTCAACCGGGGGGCGGACCGCCCGACGAGCGCTGAGGACGTCCTCGAGCTGATCGACACCCTCCGCCCGGCGTGGCACGCCCGTGCCGCGTGCCGGGGCATGACGGAGGTGATGTTCCACGTCGGGGACGTGGGCAAGGGCCGCGACACCGCTTCGGCGATGCTGCTCTGCGCCCGCTGCCCGGTCCGCGCCGAGTGCGCCGACTACGGCGCCAACGAGCCCGACGGCGTGTGGGGCGGCCAGTACGTCGGCGTCCGGGCGTCACGACGCGGGCCACGCACCACCACTACCGCCGAGACGATCGACGCGATGAACGACGGCACCTGGTGGACCGCCCAGCAGCTCGCCGCCCGGCTCGGCATCACCCGCGAGTCGGCACACCGACGACTTTCCCGCCTGTCCCGCAGCGACGTCGTCGAGATCCGCATCGGCAACGGCTGCACCCCCACCGAGTACCGACTGAAGGAGACGACGTGATGGATCTGTCCATGAGGGATGCGCCAGCGATGGAGAGATTCTGTAGTCGGGTCGACCCCATCCCGTGTGGCGGGTGCTGGATGTGGACTGGGTGGATGCAATCGAGTGGCTATGGCTGCATCTCGGTTGAAGGCAAGACCTGGCTTGCGCACCGATGGTCCTACACCCAGTTCGTCGGGCCGATTCCCGACGGCCTCCAGATCGATCACCTCTGCCGCAACCGGCTGTGCGTGAACCCAATGCACCTTGAGGCCGTGACGCCGGCGGAGAACACGCGCCGAGGTGTCGGGCCGGCGCTAGCTGCTGTCCGCCTTGCTGCATTCAACAAGGCGAACCCTCGCCCCAAGACGCACTGCCCTCAGGGCCACCCGTACGCCGGCGCCAACCTCCGTCGCGGATCAAAGGGTGAGAAGTGCTGCCGAATCTGCACCAACGAGCGAGCCCGGCGTTACCGGGAGCGGAAGGCAGCATCATGACGATCAAGTCCCTGAGTGACCCAGAGCGATTTCGAGTCCAGTACCGCGGAGGACGACGGTACGTCGACCGCGAGCCGGCCGACGGCACCTGGGAGCCGACCGGCGAGAAAGACAAGCTCATCAACTGCACGACGGTCGCCAAGGCGATCGCGTCGGAGGCGTTCTTCAAGAAGGTCGGATCGTCCCGGGTCCCGCTCGACGCCTTGCGCGTCGCCGACTACGTGAACGACAACTGGGAGAAGCTGGCCGACATCGACGCCGACGAGCGGCGGGAGCGGATGGCGACCAGCGCCGGCCGCGACCTCAACCGAGCGGCCGAGCGCGGCACCGCGGTGCACTCGCTCATCGAAGCACTGCTCCGAGGGCAGCCGCCGCTGATCCTCGACGGCGAAGCCGAGCAGTACCTCGACATCGCCGAGAAGGTCGCCGAGGACTTCGCCGACCAGCTCACCCACATGGAGGTCGTGGCGTTCCACCGGGACCACCCGGAGCGGGGCCTCGACTACGCCGGCACCTTCGACGGGTTCGGCAAGACGGTCTTCCTCGACTGGAAGACGCGTGGGCCCGATGCGAAGCATGGCGCGTACGAGAAGGAGGTCGCCCAGCTCGGCCTTGGCACTCTCTGCTCCTACTACTTCGACGTCGACGGTGACGGCACCCTCGTCCGCACGCCGATGCCGTCGTTCGAGGAGCTCCTGGTCGTCAGCATCCGGCCCGACAGCTACGAGACGTACCCGATCGACCCGGTGCTGGCCGCGGACGTCGCCGAGAAGGCGATCGAGGTCTACACCGCCAAGTCGGCCGCAGCGTCTCGCGCCAGGGCCGCCACGGGTCAGCCACGGCCGATGGCCGGCACCGTCTCAGAACGGACGCAGTCCACCCGCATCGAGCCCGTCAACCCCGACGCTGCGCCGACGACGCCGAAGACGGCGCCGGAGGGCGGACCGGCGGACCCGGCGAAGGTCGTCGCGCTCCTCGAGCGGGCGAAGTCGAACAAGGCGGTCGCCGCCACGGTCAACCGCTGGGTCCGCGATGCGGCACGGGCGCACGTCGACTGGCGCATCGGGATCGAGGACAAGTTCTCCACCGAGCGGCGCTACGCCCTGAGCTACGTCGCCGTCGAGCTCGCCGAGCACCTCTGCTCCGGCGCCGATGACGCCGATGCCGAGGACGAGGTCGCTCGAGCGGCGCTCGCCATGGTCATCGGCGACGACGCCCACCAGCCGATCCTCGCCGTCGGCGGACTGATCGGCACCCTCACCATCGACCAGGCGCGGCGGCTCGTCCGCATCGCCAACTCCGCTCGTCTGACCTT